CATGCGCGCTGCCACCGGATCGGGCAGATCCAGCCGGCCGGCCAGCCGCGCGGTCTCCAGCCAGCGCGTCCAGACCGGGCGGCAGAGCTGATGCGCGATCACACCGTGCTGGAGTTGCTGTACCCGCCGGCGGAACTCCACGAGCTCGGCCCGCAGGCTCGAATAGTTGGCCTGCCGGACGTCCCCGGTGACCAGGTGATAGGGCAGCCCCAGCGAGGCCGAGACGCCCAAAAGCGTGCGGTACTGGAACGCCTCGTAGCTGCTGCCCACATCGGCAGGGCTCGAGAACTTCACGTCCTCGCCGGGCAGCAGCACCTGCAGCGTCCCGGGCTCGAGGCTGGCGATGGCCGCGCCGTCGGCCTCAGACTCCTCCGTGCCCATCATCGGCTCTTCCGGCGCCGTCTTGGTGATGAAGCCCGCGAACATCGCTGCGGTCTTCTTCCGGTCGAGCTCGGCGTCGTCGTACTGATCGAGCAGGAACAGCCGCACCATGGCGGGCGCAACATGCGGCAGGCCCCGGATCTGCCCGGCATCGAGCGGGCGGTAGACATGCAGCACGTCCCCGGCTGGCACGCGCACCGTTTCAGGCACCGCCACGCGCCGGTCCGTGCTGTCGCCGGGATGGCTGCGGCGGAAGTGATAGGCCACGCGCCGGCCGATAGCGTCGAACTCGATCCCGCAGCGGATGCGGTTGCCGTTCGCTGCCGTCTCGGTCTTCTCGAAGGGCAGCATCTCGGACTGCAGGAGCTGCAGCTGCAGCGGCACGAGCATTGCGTCCTCGGCGCGACGGAGTCGGAGCCGCACGAAGCATTCGCCGGCCACGAACATCTCGCGCGCCACCATGGCCTGCAGACCGTAGAAGTCGGTCAGCCCGTCGGCATCCGCCTCGTCGGTCCATGCCAGCCAGAGCCGCTGCACCCGGTCGCGCTGCTCCGCGTCATCGATCAGCGACGAGGGCTTGATCCCGTCGCCCACGAGGTTGGCAGCGAAGGCCTCGCAGGCATTGGCGGCATAGCCGTTGGTGACCACCAGTTCGCGCGCCCGCGCCAGCAGCTTGGGGCCACCCGAGGCTACGAGCGCGTTGACGTTCTCCAGCGGCGGGTTCCAGCCTCGCAGCCGCCGCCGCGACATCGCGCCCTCCAGGCGCGCGCGCACGCCGGCGGGACCGCCGGCGGGATGGCGGCGAAAGCGGTCGAACAGCCCCATGGATCAGAGCCCCTTCGTCGTCGTCACGCGCAGCTGCCGCACGATCCGCCGGCCCTCGGCCGCCGCGATCTCGCGGTCCAGCGCCTCGATGGCCCGGTCGATCTCCGCCACGCTGCGATACTCCACGGTCTTGCCGTCATAGCTGACCCGCGCCACGCCCGAGGACCGCTGCGCCGAGAGCGCGTCGCGGCGGGCCTTCAACTCAGCAATTGTTGCCATGGCGCATGCTTTCTATGATCAGGGCGCGTGATCGTCTGGAGAAGCCATGTCCGAGCCTGTCGTTCGTCTGCTGATCGAACTGGAGGACATCACCCCGTGTATCTGGCGGCGGGTTGACGTTCCGGCTGCGATCACCCTGTCGACCTTGCACGACGTTCTTCAGGCCGTGATGCGGTGGGAATATTCGCATCTCTACGAGTTTCGCGTGGGCGACCGCGTTTATGGCGACCCGCTCCCCGGCCTGGAGAGCACGTCGCGACGGGTCTACAAGGCCAAGGGAATCCGGCTGAACCAGGTGATCGACCGGGGTATCGAGCAATTCACCTATGTCTACGATTTCGGCGACGACTGGCGACACCGCGTGGCCGTCGAAGATGTCCGCGACGGCGATCCCGACACCGATTACCCGATATTTGTCGACGGTGCCCGCCGGGCGCCGCCGGAGGATGTTGGCGGGCTACCCGGCTTCGAAGCGTTTCTGGATGCCATCGGCGACCGTCGGCATCCACAACACGCAGAGCTTCTGGAATGGGCCAATGGCGCGTTCGACCCCGAGGACATCGACCGCCGGGAAATCGAGTTCGACCTCGCCATGCTCGCCGAGTTCCGACGCCGGGTGCGCGCCGGGCATCGCAGTCGCGCGCGAAAGAAGGCGCACTGATCACCCCATGTAACTCGACCGCACCGTCCGCCGGCGCACGGACATGCGTGGCGCGGGTTGCACGCTCGACTCAGTTGCAGCTCCTTCCGTCTCCACCGCCAGTTGCCGCTCCAGGTCCTGCCAGCGCGCTTCCGACCAGCGGTCGGCGCCCGCGATCCACGCCGCCGCGCGGGCATAGACCCGGCAGTCCAGCGCCTCGTTGCGCTCGCGCAGCTTCTGCCATTCGAGCTTTGCGAAGCCGCGCTTGCCCTTGACCGTGACCAGCTGCTCGGCGGTCAGCTGCTTGAGCCATTCGCCGTCAGCCCATGTCGGAAGATGCACCGTTCCCGGCGGAAACGGTGCACCGGCGGCGATCTCTTCCTCCGCCGGACGCTCCTGTCGCAGGAAGCGGTAGGTCTCGGCCTTGAAGGTCGAGGTCGCCACGCTCCAGAGCCGCGCGCCGCGCCGGAGCCGCTTGCCGCCGACGGTCGCGTCCACATAGGTCGGGCCTGTCACCGGGCTCGCCCGGTTGAACCCCTCGAGCCCTTTCACGGGCGCGACCTGCGCGAAGCCGACCTGCCGCGCCCAGCCGTAGACCGCGCTGGTCTCGAACCCGGTGTCGATCGCCAGCCTCGCGATGGTCAGGTGCTCGCCGGAGGCATGCGTCCATGTGCGCCCCAGCAGGTCCGTCAGCTGCTGCCAGCACGCCGGATCGCCGGGGCCGCCCTCAATGACGACATGATCGACGAGCCAGCTTTCCAGCCCGCGGCCCCAGGCCCAGACGTCGACTTCGATGCGGTCCTTCTGCACGTCGGCGCCGGCGGTCAGGAACAGGCCGCCCGCGGGCACGGTGCCCGGGGACCACGCCTCACGGCGGTCCGCCAGCCGCTGCCAATCCGGCGCCTCACCGGTCTCGACCCAGGTCTCGCCGAGGACCGTGTTGCGGAACGCCTTGATCGCCTCGTCGCTGCCCCGTGCCGCCTCATGCGCCCGCGCGATCCGGTCCCAGCCCAGCCAGCCCACCGGCGAGTAGAGCGCCGAGAGGTGATAGCCGACGGTGCCGGGATCCTCCCGCTCGGCCGTCGCGCGCCATTCGCCCGCTTCCAGCATCGCCGTCTTGTGGTGCTCGGCCAGGCCTGCGTCGCAGCCCTCGCAATAGTACTCCGCCGTCTCCGGGCGGCCCTTATGCCACCGCAGACGCTCGAACTTCAGCCACTGCATCGCGCCGCAATGCGGGCACGGCACGAAGAAGCGGCGCTGGTCGGACGCCTCGAACTCCCGCTCGATCCGGCTCAGCCCCCGGATCGTGGGCGTCGAGACCAGGAACACCTTGCGCCGGTGGGCGAAGGTCAGCGAGCGCGCCTCGGCCAGCGTGACCGGATCGCCTTCCTCGTCGGCGGACGCCGGATAGGCGTCGACCTCGTCGAGGAAGATGTAGCGCGCCGGCGTCGAGCGCAGCCCCACCGCCGAGTTCGCCCCCGTCATGATCAGGATGCCGCCCGCGAACTCCTTTGACAGCATCGTGTTGCCGGCGTCCCGCGAGCGCGCCGGCTTGATCCGCTCGCGCAGCTCGGGGCTTTCCTCGATCAGCGGATCGATGCGCTGGCGCGAATTCCGCTTGGCCAGTTCCACCGTCGGCTGGACCGCCAGCATCGGCCCCGGCGCCTGGTGGATAGCGAAGCCGATCCAGTTGTTGCCCGCCTCCGTCGCTCCGACCTGCGCGGCCTTCATGAATACCACCCGCTGAGCGGGATCGCCGGGCGAGAGCCGGTCCATGATCTCGCCCATGTAGGGTGTGCGCAGCGTGCGATATTGCCCCGGCTCGGCCGAGGCGCGGGACGACAGCTTTCGGTGCCGGTCGGCCCATTCCGACACGGTCAGGTCCGGGTCGGGCCGCAGCCCCGCGAGCCACGCCCGCAGGACATCCCTGGCCCCGTCGAAGGCCAGCGCGTCCGCGTCCTCAGCGGAGATCGGGCTGGATCTCGGCGAGGTCGTCGAGCTGGGATCGGACATGCGTCTCCAGAGCCTTCTGCATGGCGGCGGGCTCCACGCCCAGATCGGCCGCCATCAGCGCGGCCACCCGGGCGGGCCAGTTGACCCAGACATCGCGCTCCTGCCGCGCCAGGCGGAACACCAGCGCCAGCGCGCGGGCGCGGTCGATTAGCTCGCCCTTGAGCTTCTGCAGCCGGATG